TGTAACGCTAGGGGTTACGGTATTCGTAGGAGTAGTGGAAGGGGTATTGGTTGGACTAACTGAAACAGTAGGAGTATGTGTTGGTGTTACACTAGCAGTCGGTGTGTTGCTAGGTGTGATACTAGGAGTAGGACTGTTGCTAGGCGTTACAGTAGGAGTTGTAGTATTTGTTGGTGTCAAAGTAGGAGTAACACTTATAGTAGGCGTAACAGAAATAGTCGGTGTTATTGAAGGCGTAATAGATGGAGTTACAGAAATCGTAGGAGTTACTGTTGGACTAACTGAAATTGTAGGAGTAAGTGTTGGAGTTACAGAAGGTGTTACACTAATTGTTGGTGTTACGGTAGGTGTCAATGTTGCTGTAGCAGTAGGAGTCTTGGTAGGTGTAACACTAACAGTAGGGGTATTAGTAGGTGTCACACTAGCGGTTGGAGTATTAGAAGGTGCTATGCTAGGAGTAACAGAAATAGTAGGAGTGACCGTTGGAGTTACAGTAGCAGTAGGAGTTTGTGTAGGTGTTGTGGTCGGTGTGCTTGTAGGAGTTGTAGTAGTTGTAGGAGTAATAGAAGGAGTAAGGGAAATAGTAGGGGTGAGTGTTGGAGTTGCAGATGGAGTGGACGTAACAGTAGGCGTAGGTGTTGGAGCATAGGTTTCTGCAAAAACTAATCTATCCTTACCTCCTAAAAATCCATTATAATAACTATAGTAACTAATAGGCATATTATTTATGCCAGAAGTAACAGTCAGAGTTACATTACCATAGTAAAATTTATAATCGCCATGAAGATGAGTTGGTATATAATCATTATTAGGATCTTCAACTATATTAACGGCTCTAGTTTTCTCTTTAGATGGATTACCACTATAAGATATATATTCTTCTAATCCTTTATTAAGAAAAGCTATAGGATGATCTTCAGGAACATCTAATTCATATGTGCCAACAGAATAACACAAATATTGGTTTTTATCAAATGCACGACCATTAATAGTAAATTGGTTATCTCCTTCATTTAATACAAAAGCATTAGCATCAATATCTGTTTGTAATAAATGTTGTAATCGTTTATCATTTGATAATTCAATACGAGAACCATCAAAAACCCCTGTAGCAGAAGTGTTGTCTTTATCTACTGTAATAATATCTGATTTAACATAAACCTTAGGATTATAAATTATTTCCCCTACTTTAACTGTGGTATCCGCATATTTTTCCACCAGCATACTAATAGCAGGAATTGGTGCTATTTTTCTATTATTAACACTAATAGCACAATTGTTTTCAATAGTGCTATCTACTTGATCAGTAATATAGTCTGGAAAAGTGCCATTCTCACAGAACAACCTTAAAGGCAATACATTAGTATTTTTACGTTCTAATTTAGCAATAGTCGCATCTGAATACAGGTTTTTATTATATAAAAATAATGCTACCGTATGATCATTATAATTGTATTTCCAGCCATTACGTTTCTCTAAAATTATATTAGGATCTTGTTTACGTGATTTAGTTGGTTCTTCACAAATTCTACCTCCTGCTGGACTACAAACAATTTTTTGATAAGCGCTATATAGAATTCTACCATATCTATCTTTACAATTCATCTGCAATAACACATGTGTACCAAAATTATATTCTGATATTATCTTAACACTTGTTTGTGGTGTGAACTTACTAGGTTTTTGTATATTATAAGCACTTGGTACAACAGTAGCTGTAGCATCTTTAGGATAAGCATCGACAATACTAAATTCTATAATAACATTATTAGTACCAGATAGAGAAAAAGGAGGATTCGTAGATTGTAAATCTATCTCAGGAAAAGATATTAGCGTGCCACATTCACATTCTGATAATATAAAATTATTTTCAGGTATCATATTAAATTTATTCCTTTAATATCCATAAGATGGTGGTGGTGGCGATGGCGAAGATGGAACCGTAGGCGGTGGCGGTGGTGGTGGCGAAGATGGAACCGTAGGCGGTGGCGGTGGTGGTGGTGATGGAGATGAAACTGTCTGTGCTGGAGAGCTAGTAGATGTGGGACTAATAGTAGCTTGTACACTAGTATCTCCGTCATCCGAACCATCATCCGAGTCACTTCCAGAATCGGTTGTTGATGATGAACAATCTTTACACTTAACACTAACAACTTTACTAGTAATTAGATCATTTTCAGATAAAACATTAAATTCAAATATGCTTACAGCAGATTTATTATCAGAAGTATTGATGCTAACAGGAACAATAGCAGACTTTAAATAATTAATATCAGTACCGTTCACACTTCCTGTATAGTTGGTGTAATTTGCAGACGCTAAATTTATTGAACTACTATTTTCTGTAAGTTCAGACACTGAGAATGTGTAATTAGTATTTTCTTGTAACCCACTAACTTCAACTCCTAAAGTATCACCCAAACAGCAAAATCCAGTAGTATCTGAAAAAATAATCTCTGGAACTGATGTCTCTTGTTGACATACAAGAGAGCCCACAAATTCAATAACTTCTCCTTTAGTCGGAGAACCGCCAGCTACAATAGGAGGGTTGACTGTAACAGTATAAAGTCTACCAGTTACAGCATTAATAACTATTTCTCCAATTTCTATTTGGTCTTTTGATGGTATGTTAGTTGTTGAAATATCTCTTCTAAATTGTGGTCCTGCCATAATTTTTACCTTTTAAGTTGTTATTTGAGTAGAACAAGATCCTGAAAATTCTATGGTTCCAAAATCATTAGGGTTTGGTGGTGGTTCTGGCTCTGTAGGAGGAGGATCAGTGCCAACTGACTGCTCAATACTAGGTTCTCCTTCTCCATAATTATTTTGTGCTGTAACCTTAACCAAATATGTAGGACCAGAAAGCAATCCTGTTAAATCAAAAGTATATGAACTAGATGATGTTGCGGTAATTGGCTCTTTGGTAATCCAAGACAAACCATCAAATGGTTTATATCTAATTATATATTGTGCGATAGGACTAGCACCAGCTTCTAAAGGAACAGCCCACGTTGCCTCTATAGTATTTGATACTACATCACCAGTAACAGGATCAGTAACGTCTCTTCTGCTCAAATTAAGCTCTCTAACAACCCCTGGAAAATTAGAACTAGGAGTAAATTGGGCACTAGGTTCTGACCATTGTCCTTGTCCAATTTCATTTACCGCCCTAACTCTAAAGATATAATTTAGACCATTAGTTAATCCTGTAATATTTTTACCAGTATTAGGATTTATAATATCAATAGGAGCAGTCCATGTTACCCCATTATTGGTGCTGTATTCTACTATGTAATTTAATATTGGCTTGCCACCGTTTTCTACTGGAGCGAACCAATCTAAATCAACACTAGTATTACCAGCAGAACCGCTAATTAAAGTAGGCGGACCAGGAACACTAGGAGGAAGCTCTGGCTGTAGAGAAATGACTCTACCAGTAACATCTGTTGTCAATATAGCGCCAGGAATATAAGTATTAGGATCTATACCAGATAGATAAATGTGATCAGTTATTAATCCTCTAGAATATGTATAACCATTTACTGTCAAATCAGCAACAAGATCCAAAGTAGGAAATCCACTAGGTTCAACAGAAATAGCCTTGCTTAATGAACTCATAACAAAAGGAGTTTCTGTATTAACAAGAACTTTACCTCTTTGATCTAAATTAAATCCTGTTGGAATAGTTTTTTCTGCATCTGCCCAATCTATAAAGAAAACTCCCGAAGGAAGTTCCCCACTAGCAGCATTTCCTATATTGGCATCAACCATAAAACTTGGAATTAAACCAGAAGGACGACCACCCTTTTCATCACTTGCATCATGTATATTCGGATTATATCTATTGTATTGGAATTTGGTACGTCCATATATTGCGAAGTCAATGTTTTCTCCAACATTATTAAACATAGTACTAGTCGTTGGCCTAGTACTAATAACGTTTTGAGAACTTGGTCTAAATGTAAACTCAGCACTCTCATTATTCTCAATAGGCTCATAAGAGTCATTGCCGCAATTAAAACCACTAATAGCAGGAGGGTCTTGAGGAAATAATCCGTAACCCAAACCATTTTTAAGAGTAGAAGACCTGGTTATTGAATACATAATACCAGTAAACTCTGGTACATCGTCACCACCATCTAGCTCATTACCTTTAACACCTGGACAAAAGAATGAACTAATAGTATTCTCACCTTCTACTCCAGCGCCTTCACCAAATAACGGAGTATCTCCTACATAAAGAAAATCAGGACCATCAAATGGACCTCTAGCTTGTGCAGCCAATTTTACATATTCAATTTCATTATTGCCTGTATGCATAATAGCTATAGTATCACCAAATGAATATTCAGAATCCAAATCATCTAGTTGAGGCAAACCCTCAGCAATACCAGGTATTTTAGGTTCTAGAGGAGGCTCTACAAAACTTACTTTTTTACTAAACACATCTACACGAACTAGTCTTTTTGCGTATCTTTGATAGGTTAAACCCTCTGCAGATAAGAAGTCGTTAATCACGTACTTCATAGGACCTTCGCCCTGATGAACCAAGAAAGATCCAGATAAAGTCGTATTGTCAGGACCAACCTGTAATTCTATCGGATTAAACATTCCGCTTAGTTCAACATAGTCAGTTTCATACTTCAAAAGCTTATATGATCTTACTCTATTAAGGTTATCTGTATATAAAGGACACAGCCCACTAATCTCTACTCCAGTATAAACTATTTCCCCTGCGTCAAATTTTAATTGATCAGAAGCATTAGAGCTAGATGCTCCTGTTTTGTAAACAAACCCGCCATCAGGACCATTGAAAAAGTCTCTTATATTACCTTCTTCATCTTGGAAAGATAAAGTATTTACAGTAAGACTTTGTGTGCTAATACCACTAAATATAACAGGAAGTTGTGATAAAATTTTAACTTCACCGGTAGATGCTATAGTTGTTTTTGCTTTTGAAAAACCTGTAAAATAACTACCATCTAAAGCACCAGCACCACTAAGTGTTAAGCTAGGATTAGGACCAATTTGTAATTTACCATTTTCTGTATTGACAAGTCTTAAAGAATTTTGTCCTTGTTCTACACCAAGAATATTTATTTCTGTATCATTAGCAGTTTGTATAACACTTTCTCCAGAATCGTTAAGAATTTCCAAATCTCTTGCAGCTAGTACACCTGAAACATTTAAGTCTCCACTAGATACTACTACATTACCACCAATAGTAACAGCTGCTTGGATATCATTTTTTGTAGAAAGCGTTCCTACATCATTAGCATTAAGAAGGATTGATGTTCCAGATTGAGCAACTGCTGTCCCTGGTTGGAAGTATGCTGCTTTATACCAATCATTTATATCTGGAAGATAATATTCTGCATTTGCATCCTTACTAATTGCATAAATACCACCACCCTGTAATGCAATATTATATGCTCCAGATTCTGTTATAACATCAGGACTAACGGTTAAGCCTGTTGGAGCGCCATTATTAATCCAATTAGCAAATCTAACAGCACTTAAATAATTAACAAAATTAACTGGTTTATTATCATAGTCTGTTTTCACACTATACGTATGTAACATGTTTCTTGGGGCACATATTACAGAACTAGTTTTCTCAATACCTCCAGCAACACTTGTTTCCATTCTGGAATCAAATAAGTTTAGTACATCGCCTGCATTTCCAGAACCTATAGCATTTAAGAATTCTACATATTGCCTGTTAGTAATTTCATTTATACCCATTCTGTACTGTCTTGTAACTGTTCCAAGACCAGAAAAGGTTAAATCAGAAAATGTATCTGTACTACTATTATATAGTTGTAATCCTGTGGCAGATGATATATTTAATGGATTGGTAATATCTGCAAAGTTTAAGCCTAGCACACCACTAATATAATCACTATCTTGTTTATTAAACACACTAGCAAGTCTAATACCAACACCAGATGCTCCTGACATAGAACTTAAAGCTTCAACAGCCTTCATTTGTTCTAAAGTACTAGCAAAATTACCACCTGCTACATACCTAGACTCACTTGTATTATGCTGTTGAGTATTTACAGCTATCCATTCTGCAACATTACCTTGCTGATCAAAGGTGCCAAAAGCACTAGGTCGACCATTAACACCTACATCAGTTACAAAACCAGACCATCTGGGAATAGCAGCATTATTAAAATTAGCGGTATTGTATGCTGACTCACTGGTTCCTCTACCAGAAGCGTCTACTAAAATTGTTAAAGGAGCACTATTTGCTTGTGTAGAATAACTATAATACTGACCAGTAAATACTCTAGCGGGATTGGCTCCCGAAGGTCTAATGTCTAATGCTGGAACTAAAGAGTCAGCATAAACAGTAAATCCCAGGTTGGCTTTATCTCCATTAAATATAGTATTTTGTCCAGGTTGTGTACTTAAAACTATAAATGTAGAATCGTTTAATGCAGTAATCTCTGGATCTACATACTTTTCTAATGTAAGAGTAAAGCCTTTAGTAATTGACTGAACAGATATGCCAGGAATAGTAGATGAACTAATTAGATCAGCACAATTTAAAGTAGTAATTATGCCATTATTAGAAGATATACCAGTAACAAAATTATATGTCACAGTACCATCAGCGTCAGTTATTTCTATCTGATCACCGATAGAAAATTCTCTCTCTGATACATTTGGTTCAATAAATATGATTTGTTGTAGACAACCTTCTGCTTGTCTCTTTGGAAAACTATTATAAATAACATCTCTATTAGTTCTGAAATAATCATCAAGACTAATGTCTGTAGTGACAATACCATTAGCTTCTGTTGATAGTATTCTACCAGAAGGAGCATTTGCAATAGCTATTGCATTTCCTGTGCTTGCTGCTACAACTTCTTTATCAGAATTAACTGTTAATAAACTGTTTGTGCTTAATGTGTCTAATTTTAATGTATTGGGTGTGATAAGATTAGTATTAATTGTGCCAAAATTAACAACTCCAGATTGGCCTGAAGCTAAATCAACAAAATTTATACTTGTGCCTGAAAATGTAATTTCTGGACTAGCAATACCAGCAGAACTGTCGGAGACAGATAATCTAGAAGTCCCATGATTTAGTGATGTTTGACTAGCGTTAGTTTTTATGGTTTGAATAGCGGCATTACCACTGTTTACAATTAAACCAAATTCACCTTTAGTTTGACCATTAGTAAAATCTAAAACCCTACCCAATAATTGTACATAATCTACTTCATTACTAGCACTATTTTTAGAGGACATAGCGATGGTAGCTATGGTGCTATTAGCAGGAATAGTGGAGAGGGGTGGGTTATGTAATAATGTAAGATTTGCTGGATGACAAACTGCTTTATTTTCTAGTCTTAAAGTCTCTGAACAATCAGAAACATTTATGAAATGAGCAACGGTTTGTGGTCTACTACCAGAAGGAATATTAATACCTAGTCTACCATCATAAGAAAAGAATAGATTTTTTCTAGCATCATTAAAATCGCCGCTACCATAAAATATTACATCTCCACTGGAGGGAGCAAAATGTCCTGTAGGAACATTAAGTCCTAGACCTCCATCATGACTAAACGATAAGCCTATACCACTAGCACTACCATGAACAGTAAAATCACCACTAGCATGTTGGTTATTAAATATCACATTATTATTAGCGCCAACGCCAGTGGTAGGCAATATAATATGAGCATTATCAACTATTCCTGTGCCACCTAATAGTATTGTGTCATTTGGACCAAAAAATGCTTTGGTGTCGCCAAAGGTTGTAGCGTCAACTTTATACTGTAATGAGCCAGTAGCTCCAGCAGGATCAGCTTGTGCAGAAAAAGATGGATTTGAGAATTTACTAAAAGTAGTTTGTTGTTTTTGGTTATCTTGTAGTGGAACCCATTTAGAACCAGTACAGACTAATGTGATATGTTTATCTTTACCGGGCAAACTATGAACGGTATAATTTTCAGAACATTTAATTACTAATTGACCACTAGCATTATTAACTGTTTTAAAATCTACTACTAATGATTGATTGGCTTGGGCGGGTGGTAGTGTGGCAGAAATAGAACCTTTGGAAGTATCTACTATATATATAGCTCTAACATTATCTACATCAAAACTGTCGTCTTTAAGTATGACATTATTAAAGGCTGTATTAAAATTATATTCATTAGCAAAGATATAGAATTCACTATCAACCCCTATAAGTTCTACAGGATCACCATTATTAGAAGAGGATATTACCTTTTCTCTAACAATATAAAAATCCTTATCTTTACCTAATTCACCAACACCTACTTCATATTTCTTTTGGGCAACATTCCTAATTAAATATGGTACAGAAGAGCCTACTTGTGAGTCTTGGAAATTATTATATCCGACCAAGGTTTTTAATAGAATAATTTTATTATTTTCTGTCTTACATTTTAATCCTACATTTTCAAAAATATGTACATTATTCATGTCTTTTTGGCCTTAAGATATAGTAGAGTTGTTATTAGGAGATGGTAAACCAAATGCGCCTTCATTTGCAGTATTAAGATCATTTAATTGTTGTGCTGATCTTGCGTCTGCTTGGCCAATAGCATAGTCTGCTGATTTCCCAAATTCTGCTCCTATATTCTGTGGTATGCCAGCATGATCCACGGTGAGTCTTTGCTGTTGTGTAATCTGAGTTGGTATATTTGTACCAGCTTCATTCAAAGATTGAGCTCCAGAAGCTAGAGATTGAGACGTATTTGAGATTTGTGTAGCGACATTTGTCATATTTTCTGTACCACCAGATATAGCTTCATTTAGCTGATTTACAACGGCTTTTAATTCTTCTATTCCTCCAATTTGACTATTAACTGATACACCATTATTAACACCCCCAGCTGCTAATCCACCATTTTGGAGATATTGAGGTGAACCTGCTACTCCTCCACGAGCCAGATGATTAACCATTTGACCGTGAGTATTGTATCCGCTATTGATAGCTCTTAAAACTGGTAAATATTGACTAGTAGCATTTCTATTGACCACAAATTCTCCAGGAGTTAGCATAGCTGGAACTGTATCTGTTCCTTGTGGTCGATATGGAATTAACATACCGTTACTAGCATATACCATTCCTCCTTTGCGCATAGTCTTTAGTATGTCTGGATCTGTAATAGCTTGATTAACGAGAGCAGTTTCTGCTTCTGTTCTAGAAGCTGCAGGGACATTATTGATAATTTGTTTCGCTTGGGCACCTCTATCCGCTGGGGTTAAACTAGACTGTAAAGGTTTATTAGCTGATGGTATTGTGTTTGCTGGTGGTGCTTGTTTAAAACTTGTTGGCATCCTAGGATCTACTAGGTCATCGATACTATTAACTCCAGGTATATCAATAGGAGCTCCAACTGGTGGCGGTGCTTGTTTATAACTTGTTGGCGTCCTATTTGTTGGTGGAGGTGAGATTTGATAGAGATCGCTATCGGGAACTACAGAATCAAATTTTAGACCTTCTTTAGGAAGCAAGGATTCAATTTCAGCATCTCTTCTGTAAAAATTTTCTAAACCAGCTTTTTGCTCTCTAGTCATAGGACCTAAATTTTCAGATCCTTCAAGCAAACTCTTTTCGTCCAACAATCTTTGTGCTCTTACTGTTGGTGGTTTCTTAAAGTTACTATCAGGCAGCAAGAAAGCTCTTACATCCCCTTCATCTGCAGTGCCTGTCACTAATTTTCTAATATCTATTTTAAATACATCAGTACCAGGCATATCTGCAAAGTCTCTAGCATAAGCTACCGCCCCGTCAACATTTCCATCAACATTAAATGCTTCACTAAAAGCCATTACTTCATTAGCTGTTGGTTCACGGCCCAGACCTTTTTTCAAAGTCTTAACTATTGCTCTATTAGCTGCTTTATTTCTGGAGGCTGTTTCAGAAGCTGCAGCTTTCGATCTTGCAGATACTGCTTGAAATAAGTCTACTACACCTAGAGAACGATTTTTTGTTAAGGCTTCAAATGGAATTTGTTTAAAAACTTTAGCTATAGTCGGAGAAATAGCATTCAGACCAAGCTCAATAGCTCCTGATATACCAGCATCTACCGCTGCTCCTTCTGTATCTTTACCAGAAGCAGCATAAGTAGCTGATGTATCCAATAAGAATGAGGATAATGGACCAAGCGCAACCGCAGACAAAGCTCTTACTGGTACCATGCCCATATCATAACCAAGATCTATATTTTTTTGAGCTCGAGCATCTTTCTCCATTATTCTGCCAAATTCTCCAGTAGTAGTAAATGATCTACCTGCTGAAGCTATTCCTGTATCGGGATTAAGACCTTCTTTGTTTAAGAAATCATATACATCAGCTATATTCCTTGGAGCATCATATCTTTCAGGATTTTTAAGATGCATTAATGCATATCTGGCTTTAAATATATTATTAAGTTCTGCTTTTTTAGATGAAATTTCTGTATCGTCTGCTGCTGTTGCATCAAATGGATTTAGATAAGCCATAGCTGTTTCATATGGCAACTTCGCAACATCTATTTCATTAAGCTTATTTTTAATACGTTGGTTAGTTTCTGAAATAAGAAAATCTAAACGATCTTTTTGAGCTTGTTCTGCTTCAGCCTCTCTTGCTAATACTTCTTCCTGTATTTTTATTCTTTCTTTTCTTTCCTCAACAGCTTTTACAGCTTTTGCTTCTATATCCTTCGTTCTTTTATTGCGCTCGGCCATAGTAGCCGCTTGTTCTTCTCTAAGAATTCTTGCTTTCATCTGGTCACTAGTAGCTGATCCGAAATCTGTGCCATACTCTTCATCAAATTTGTCATTTTTCTCTTGCTGCTCCTTCCTGATCCTAGCAACAGTTTCTGGACCATATTTTCTTTCTAAGTCTGCTATACGTTGTTCTTCCAATTCCTTTTCTGCTTCTATCTTAGATCGTACCATGATCTCATCCATGCCGTCTTGATATTCTTTCATCCTTTTATCGACTCTGGCCTTTATATCCGCTTCACGCTTTTCTGATCGCGCGGTAACTCCTGCCTCCGACTTGCCTCTTTCTGTAGTAGGATCCATCAATTCTTTATTTATTTGGGCTTTTCTATTAGCGTTTGAAGCACTATACTCTTCTTTACTAATTCCTAGCATGCGCTGTTCTTCCAAAGAAAGATCGTCACCCCTACCTGCTTCAAAATTTCTTAATATATTGGTTTTTTTCCGATTGATATTTTCTCTTAATGCTTGATTTCTAGCTTCAAAATACGCTTCTTGAGGATCTTCTCCTCTTCTCTTTGCATATTTTGCAGCTTCTATTCCTGATTTATTAGCGGCCCTGAAATTTGAACTACTACCAACAGAACTTCGAGCCAGATCTCTTCTATCTAATTGTCTTTCAAAACCTTCTCTTGTACCCCCAAACGATTCAAAGATTCCTTTCTCTCCATAAATCTTATCCAGAGTTGCTTGTCTTGCTTCCTCTGGAGTCATTTCTTTATTATTTGCTAATGTGGCCTGTAATTCTCTATCATATTCATCTCTAAAACCTTTATAAAGATTAGCGGCAGTAAAATTACCTTTTAATCCCATATTTGGTCGTCCAGCTTGTTTGTTTCTATCTCTTCTTTTTCTGAAGAAATCAAAAGCAAATTTATTACTACCTAAATCTTTTTCAAATTTATTTCTTGCTTTGAAAAATTCGTCAGTATCCTTAATACCGCCCTTACCATCTACTCCGTATATTCGATCATATTCATCCAGTGATCTCTGGAACTCTTCATCTTCTATTTTTTGATATGTTGCAAGACTTTCTGCCGAAGGACCAAAAGTATCAACCATATCTGCTACGCCTTCAGCCCTTAAGAAATCTGTTGCATTTCTCATAGGTTTATTCAAAGCTTTATTCATACTTTCAGCAGCGGCCCTCATCTTAGGATCTGTTCTGGCTTCTCCAACCATATATTCTGCAAATGTAATTCTTCCATCACCATTAGGGTCTCTTAATCCACTAGCATCTTCTGCTCCTATAGTAATCACACCATCTTTATTTGTATCTCTTTGAGCAAAACCACCACCTCTAAGATAAGAAACCTTTCCACCACCAGAATAAGTATTAACCTGACCACCATTAATAGACTGTAATAACCCCATGTTCTTTTGTGTGGCCTGACGATTAACAACAAATTCACCAGGAGTTAGCATTGCAGGTACTGTATCTGTACCTTTAGGTTTAAAGTTAATATACTGTCCGTCAGAAGCATAAATTAAACCACCCATACTTCTTCTTGCTGGATTTATTGACTCAACATTTTTTCGATATGCATCTTCTCCCATTTCCCTAGTCAGATCAGCAAGGGTTTGGTTTAAATTTACTAAAGTAGTATTTAACTCTGCTTGTTGACCTACTTGATTATTTAAGCTGTCTGCAAGCGCTCCCATAACAGGATCATTACGAGGATCAAACATAGTAGCTGTAGCAGCGCCAACTATTGATCGACCTAGTGCGCCAAGACCAGCTTCTCCACCCATTTGTGCATAAATGTTAGCGTCATCTTCTCTAATTCTTTGTCTAGCTTGTTGACCGGCTTGTACACTAGCTGTCTGTTTATCAACACCTTGTGCTGTTAACTGCTGAAAAATTTGGTTAGACAAAAGAAGTTCTCTACTAGCTCTTGTTTGATCTAAAGTTTGAAGATCTGTTTTTCTCATATCAGCAGCTACGCCCTGTTGAGCCTGACGCACACTACCTGTTGATTTGAGCAGTTCAAAGAATTTCTTTCTTTCGCTAGCACCAGCTTGTGGAATAAATCCATTAAGTCTTTGATTAGCCCTAACAAGAGACTCATCAAGAGCCTTGAGTTCTGCTGGACCAGATGTTAGTAAGGTATCAGCAAATTGTTTATTGGCATCTTGTAGGGCATTTCTTGTTTCTGCTTCTTCTAATAATGAATCTATAACTTCTTGAGTAGTTTCTGATAAAACATCTAAAGCTTTTCTATTATTGTTGATACTTCTTGTTTCATTATCTATAGCTTCTATTAATAATTTTCTTTCTCCTTGGTCTGTAGATTCATCTAATCTTTCTCTTAATCGTCCGATACGATCTGTTCCTGCTAAAATATTGTTTTTAATACTATTTGGGTCTGTAGTTCCAGCCAGAGCCATAGCTTCGTTACGTCCTCTAGCAGCAATAGAAGATGGAGTAACAGAAGATTCCCTTGTCATAATTTGACTTATTCTATTATTATTTGATTCTTGCTGTTTAATTCCTGCATATCTAAGTTCTTGAGCTTTTGCTTCAAGAGCAGCGGCTTGATTGAGATTTGATGCAAAATTATTTAAAGCTTTATTTAATTGATCATTAATAGTGGTAGCAGTTTCTCTTGCTGCATCTGTTGTTTTCTCTAGTGCTTCATTAAATTTGTCTGTTTCTTCATCAATAATAGCTTGTCTTTTTCTATTATAATCTGGATCGTCTGCATTAAGAGCGCTTATTCTGTTTTCTATTTGTTTACCAGTTTGTTCTGACAATGCCTTAAACTGTTTTCTTGTGTCTGCTGAAGCGCCAGGCCCTAATTGTCTGTCAACGCCCCCAGCCAATTGCGCTTGAATTGCTCCAGACAACTTGTTTACTGGTGTTCTTGAAATTACGTCTTCAACCCCTGATTGTAAACTGTCTACATCTAGACCTGACAAAGCAGTAATTTCATTAGCCCTATCTCGTCCCAAAACAGAAGTTAAATTATTTCTTGTTGCAGTTAATGCTTGTTGTCTTTCTTGTGGAGTTGCTCCAGCTAAATTATTAAGAGCAATACTAGCTCGATCTGCAACTTCTGCTATTTTCAAGGATCCGTCAGCAATAGCAGCTAAAGATTCTATAGAACTTTGTCTAGCTTGACTTTCTGCATCTATTATGTTAGCAGATGCTTGTATTTTATTATTTAATGATATGAAATTTTTAGATAATTGATATGCAATTTGTCTAGCTGCTTCTTGAGCCCTAGCGTTTTCTGCGATTTTAGAAGCTAGGTTAGCTTCACTATTATCTAATTCCACAAGACTTCTAACTCTGTCTCTGTGTTGGTTAATTTCAGCAGTAGTTAATTGTCTATTTGATTCTGCTGCTTTTATTTGAGATTGTATATATATTTCATCAGATTTAAGTCTTGCTTCTACTAAACTATCAAATATATCTGCATTTGTTGTTTCTGCTTCTGTAAGAGTGCCGCCTCGTCTTCTTTTTGCTGCGTCCCCTGAAAGATCACCTAAAGTAAATCCTGCATTAAATCTTGCTGTTGCTAGACTCATTTGCGCAGCGGCTTGTTTGCCATATATATCTGCTAATTTTTTAGCTGCTTCTTGTGCTCTGTTTTTGTTATTATCAGTAGCGTCTTGTAGACTGTCGACGTAACCAAAAGTAAGATTTGCAGCAGCGTCTCTTGCCCATCTCTTAAAACTTGAAGGATTTTCAAGAGAAACGTTTTGTCTATCTTGACTTACTCCTGTTAATGTGGTCCTTGCTAGTGCGTCACTTGCTCCTGCTTGACTTGCAGCAGCCCCAATAGCTTCTTGGAAATTGACAGCACTTGCTTCTTTTGATAGTTTTTCTAAAGCTTTTGTTGTTCTAGTAGCGGCAGTGTCTAAACCAGATTGAGCCTGTTTGCGCTCTTGCTCTAAACGTTTTTTTGCTGCAGCATCGAGTCCTTGAAAAATAGCAATAGTGCCAGCAACAGCAGCCGCAAGAACACCCATAGTTATTGTAATCGGACCTAATACAGCACCAACGCCAGTAAGTCCAAGACTTGCAGCTATAGAAGCTATTCTTGTACCCGCAAGAGCGGTCGATAAAGCACTAAATGTTTGAACGGCAGTTGAAACAGTTAATCCCATAGCCAATAATGAGTTGATTGTTGTTGATATGCCCGTTGTTACTGCCGTGTCAAAACTTTCTAAACCAACAGATGCGCTACCAAGAGCAGCAGTAAAATAAAACATACTTTGGGGATCAAACATTTTAGCTAATGCAGCACCTCCGCCTCCGCCGCCTCTTGCTTGAGCAGCACCCTTTTTCCTAATTGCCATCAATTGTTTTTCCATAGCTGCAACTTTTTTCAAGTCATCACTAGTTTTAGCGCTAGATCTTGCAAGATCGATATTGGCTTTGGATTGTCTGATTAACGCTCTATATGAATTATAGCTAACTTTACCATTTTTCATCACAGCATTAGTTAATTGATCTACAGGAGCACCCATACTAGCAAAAGCGTTTTCTAAGCCAGCTAATTGAGAGTTAAATGAACTAATGTCAATAGTTCCTCCTCTACCCTTCATAGCTGCTAAGCCACCAGTATTAAAACCAACAACACCGCCCTTATTAAAACCTTGTGGTCTAGTATTCATCTTTCTTAGATTACCATAACCAACAGCTTTGGCGCTTTTCTTATTCATTACAAATTCACCGGGCGTCAACATTGCCGGTACTGTATCTTGTATACTTCCGCCGGTTGCTTCTCTTTTTGGCTTTGGGAGATTTTTTCTAATCTCATTTATATTTTCAGGATAATAAACATCAACTTCTCCAGGAGCATATTGTCCTTTATTAAGCATGTGCCCTACATACTTAGCAAGCATTGTTTGGTTGTTGTTTCCCTTTAAAAATCCTGTCTCTTTGTCATTTGCATAAGTAGCACCCTTTTTCAAAAACTTAGCCTCTCCTAAAGACCCAGGATAATCTAAAAAACTTCTGCCACCAGCAGCTTGTAAACCATATTTTGAAGCAACAGCTTTTTCGAAATTTTCCCAATGATACATACCAGGTTTCTTAGATGCTCTAGCTTTCATACTAGGTAAAACAGTTGCTGTTGGTACCGGAATTGGGTTGATATCAGCTGAGTATTTTGCTTTTGGGTCTACTTTTTTTCTTAACGAACCATAAGTGTTAGACAGAAACTTTCCAGTTCTTGTAAACTGTGTTTGTTTAACCAAACTTCCTCCGCTAAATTTATTCATCTTGTGTAGTTTTTCAGTACCGATAGCTCTTACAGAACTTTTTCTAAGAACAAACTCACCAGGAGTAAGCATCGCTGGAACACTATCTGTATTACCACTACCAGGAACCGTACCCCCACTAGCAAAGCCTTGAGTTCTTCTGAGTCCACCACCAAAACCTCTACCAAATTGTGTTATAGCAGAAGCTCCACGAGCAGCAGCAAGCAAGCCAAGAATAGGAACAATACCTTTAACAGAATCTGCTACTTTAATTAAAGCACTAGCTAAATTTAGGGCTTGAGTAACAAGACCCTTGAAGCTATCTGTGCCAGCAACATCTCTAACAAGTCTTAAAAATTCTTCTCTAACTCTTGCAAATTGAATAGCCAAAGCTGCTTGAGCCTTAGCATTACTTTCTGCTAAAGAACCCTGTCCTTGATTTGCTACAGACAAAGCCTTTTGCGCTGTTGCGAACTGTCCAATAAGAGGAATAACCTTACCAATTTGTCTAAATCCACCCAACTCTTCTACAATTTTACTAAAACGTATATCTCTAGGGTCTAAGCCTCCTAAGCCTTCACTTAATAGCTGTACAGCTTTGTATGCTCCAACAAACTTACCTTGTGCATCTTGCAGACTAACTCCGAATTCTTTCAGAGCATCTATTGTGCTTTCTCTTTGCAATCTAGTGAAAATCGTTCTTAAACCAGTAGCAATAGTTTCCGCACCTTCACGCGTCGTAGACCTAACAGCAGTAAATACCGCAATAAATTCATTTAAAGCATTTGTTCCTTCACTAACACCTCTACTAGCAGCAGCAAACACACCACCGGCACGCTGAATAGCAGCAATGATATCGCTAGATTCTACAGCAAACTTAGCAGCAACAGCATTAATACTACCAAGACTAGCCTCTAATTGACCAGCACCGATGCTAAACTGTCTGAGTAAAGCAATACTACCTTCAACTGTTTGGTTCAAATTATTAAATGTAGGAGCAACATCTGTAAGAGCAAGAGCTCTCAAGGCTTTTTGTACTTCTCTAACACTAAAACCAGCTTGTGTTAAAGTAACAGAAATTTCTGCAAGACTAGAACTGGAAACACCAATAGATGTCGCAAGATCTCCGATTGTACCCTGTAAACCTTTTAGGTTACTAACTGCCGTACCACTAACCTGAGAAATTCTTACTAATTGTCTATCAAACTTAACAAAGTCTCCTAGTGCTCTATTAATAGCATTGTTAACACCATATATAACACTAGTAACACTAGCAAAAGCAGTAAATCTTCTAATAGCCAAAGCCGATTGTCTACCAAACTCTTCTATTTCTGTACGAGCCAGTTTAATATCTTTAAAACTAATCTTAGCATTTTTACCCAGCTGTTGTGTTGCTTTACTAGCACTATTAATTTTACTAGCTACATTACCTGTGCCACCCAAACTGTTCGCGCTTTTAGCAAACTGAGCCATAGAAGTATTTGCTCTAGTAGCAGAACCAGCAACTTTATTTAAATTAGCATTAATTGCTTGTAATTGTTTATTAGCGGCCGCAAGAGTTTTGGTTGTACTCCTATTAATACCAAGATTAACATTAGCATTAAGACCATTTAATTGTTTCTGAATACCAGACACAACCTTATTAACATTGGATGGTCCTCTGATATTGATTTGAGCAGTTAAGTTAAAAGCATTAGCCATATTGTTTTAGTCCTAAAAGCAGATACCCCCTAGCACACATACATGAGCTAGAGGGTTCTTGTGAAACACAATATTTAAAACACAATTGCTATTCTGCAGCGGCCTTGGGAGATTTTTTGGCCCTTGTGGATTTTTTGGGTTTGTCTTCGGATTTTTCTTGGGATTCGGAAGAAGCGGCTGTCTCTTCTTCATCAGCAACAACAGGATTGCCCTCGTCATCCAAAAAAGGTTCAAATTCTGCAACGTATTCTCCTTCTCCATCCACACGGTTACCATATTTATCAATAAAATTACCTTCTGCGTCTATATATCTACCTTCGCTGTCAACCAGCTTTCCGTCTTTATCTGTTGTCTTACCTTCTTTATTAATATATCTAAATTCTGAGTCTACAAATTTGTACTTTTTCAAAAATTTATTTTCTGGTAAATTTGATTCATAGTCATTATCTAAACCATAAAGCATATTTGCCAAATGTTGCGCACCCAATATAGCTACAGGGTCTGTAGCCTTTTCTAAATAATCTTCCATACTATTAAAATACTTCTTATTATTATCTTCTTTATACACCACACAAGCAGACACTAAGTAATTAAATCTCTGATTATCAGCTTGTCCTTCTGCACTATGGTTGTCAAGGCTAGTTCTTACGCTTATAAGGTCGCGCATTTCAGCCCTAAGCTCTTTTATGTGAATAGCTACATTTCTAGCATCTTTTAAACTAAAGCCTCCTTTAGCTAACCTGGCTTCTGATTCACTAATCTCTTTCTGTAGTGTATCAAATTTAACTTGCTTTTCATCATCCCATAGTCCCTGTTCTTTGAGTAGATCGTCCAATCTGGCTCTAACAACAGCTTTACTCTTAATAGCATCCGTAAATGCTTGATTGTAAACCTTTTGGGCTTCTCTTTGATCTTGTAATGAAGGAGTGCGAATAACAAATTCTTTTTCTTCTCCATCTACTTCAACCTTAAATGATTTAGTGTCCATATTACTCATCTCCTTCTTTGAAATAAAACTTATAATTGTTTTTTATAGTGTTTGGAAAAAGATAGGTTTTTAAATCTTTTAGCGCTGATCTAGACTGATGGTTACCATTATTCAAGACTTCATCCCTAGTATCTTGCCATAATTCACTATAGTATTCTCTTCTGTCTTCATCTATATTTTCATCTTCCCACAAGTGTTGGAATCTTTTTTCGAATTGGGCTAAACTACCAATCATAGTAGTTTTAAACCTTTTTTCTATATTGTATATTAATTGCTGTTTGTCGTTGTTCATCGTTTCCTTGACCTCATCATTTCTGCTCTTTGGTTTGCTAAATCTATTTGTACATCTGGTAACTCAGCTTCTTTAACCTCTCCTTTTTGTTTAATAAAATTCATTCTTTCCTTAATCTTAATTTTAGAACCCGTATCATTTAAGTCCATAATTTCTTCAACGCTTTGGTCTTCATTAGGTGTTAAAAATACTTCTTGAGCCCTATCCATATTTCTGCTGCTACCACTTTGAAAAGATCTGTTGCTTTTGTTTTCTTTCTTTTCTCTTTCTCTTTTCTTTTTCTGATAAATAAACCAACCGTCTAAAACATCATCATCGTTAATAACCTTTTCATCAGGACATTCTGGATGTTCATGAACGTTATCATACATTCTAGTAAAGCTAACTAAAAGCCTTTGATCATCTGTCCATTCTGTAGCAGTTTTAGGGAAAATATTTTCTTTACTACAATTCCAATAGGCTCTCCACTGTCCACTTCTAGCTAACTCTTTCATATCTTCCATAGTTGTAGAGTTTTTATATATTTCCTGAATTAAATTATTAAATAGGGCATACGATACATCATTGTCTTTATTAGAAAATGGTCGTGGGAAAAGTCTTTCATTGTCTTTGTATATTGTATGATATAAAATATACTCACTTTTAATAGACTCTGCATATCCTTCTAAGGTGTTATTTCTAAAATTAGCCTTAATATTATTTAATTTATTTAATGACCTCCTAGAGTCTTTTATGGCCCTTTTATTAATCTTAAACTGATCTGGTCTTTTAAGACTTTCGTATAGTTTTAGTTTTAAGTCTTCTATCTTTTTTTCTAATGTTATAATCATTTTATCCGAATCTTTATCCCATAAACCTAATGTAATCATCATCCTACTCATATATTCCTCTTTTATCCAAGTGTTGTATTTTTCATCTGACAAAATTTGATCATACACAATACAAGATTGGTACTTTAGTTTGGGGCTTGGGCATTTTAATTCATATTCTTCATCGTTATAGAAAAAAATTAAACTGCCACTTAGTATCCTGTTTAGTAAAAGATCAATCTGTTCATTAGTCATTCAAAACTTCTTGAGATTTTTTGCCTTGTAATTCCTGTATGGTCTTTTCTTTTTCTTGTAGCTTGTTTTGCAGAAGCTCTATTACCTTTTGGGAGTTTAGAGCTTCTACATAAAGCTTTCCTAATAATGAATAAAGTTGTTCTTCCATAAAAATCCTTACTTTATTGTTGTTATTTAATTAGTTAGCCGGTGGGGTATCAGCACTAGAATTAATGTTAAATGCAGGACTAGCATAATCACCACTGGCGTCAATTTTGAAACTATTAAAGTTTCTAAAACTGTAACTAACAGCAACATTATCTCCACCAGCATCACCACCACCGTAGTTAACACTGGTAACCTTATTTTTTGTACCTAAATCAAAACCTAAAGAGGTGTTTGCTGCTGATCCAGGACTACAAACTACAATTCGAATAGGTTTCTCTGCTAATTGTGTAAAAGCGCTAGTGCAAGCGCTTGCGCCAGCAAAGTCACTAGCATCTAAGAAATCGCCTTCAGATGCAACAACTTCAAATTCTGATGTTACTTCTGTTGGGAACGTAATGTAACGGTAGTATGGATCAAACTGTCCAAGTTGTCTAATTTCTTCACGACCAAGGTCACTACTTAAGGTAACACTCTGATAATATGGTTTAGAACCACCAGTACCAGCATCATCATTATATCCCTTATCGGCACCAGGACGATTAATACCACCACTACCTTCTGGGAAAACAGAAGCAGCATAATCGATATTCATTCTTCTAGCAGTATGCTGTGAGCTACGACCAGCTCCACCAAATACAGCATTAAACAAATTGCCAGCACTGCCTGTCTTAGCAGCATGGAAGTCTGTAAAACCGGTTCTATCACCTGTTGACCAAATTTTACTGTTACCTACAAGAGTAATATCTTCTGTAAAGTTATCATCAACACCAAACGTGTAAGTGAAACTAGATAGATACATGCCGCTACAAGTTACAAAACTGTCGGGAGTGCCTGTAGCTGCAGTATTTGTGTCTGAAAAAACGCCGAGAGAAAAATTAACCCTATTATTGCCAATTTCTGTAAGAGATTTATTAATACCACCAGCAATGCTAGAACTACTTGCTGTATCACCCGCTAAACAAAGATGGTATAAAAGAGGAGTGCCATCCAAAACCTTATTCATTGTTACTTCAATTTCTGGCAAATCTTCTGGCTGATCATAAACTTCTAACTGACCGACACTAAAAACTTCTGTAAGATTAAAATTTGTTGTAATTCCCACACTTTGTACAGATCTAGGCGTATAGTTTTGACTTGAAACTGCTGAACCGTCTGTATTTTGTGGATTTAAGTGAATTAGCTGTGTAGCGTAAAAGACTCTATTATTGGTTGGCATTTTGATCTCCCGTTAGCAAACGAAATAAGGTTGTTAATTTGTAAATACACCAAGGCTTTTAAATCAAGGGAAAATTTCAATTGTCCAACGCACTATATTGTGATAAATACTATTCGCAACTGTATTAAATTCTGTAATGACCGAATTTTGTATATAAGCCTTTTTGTCTAAATATTCTGTGTTTTCTACTATTTTATCGTAATTTAATCTATCAGGATTAATATTACCATTTCTACTTAAAGGATATACACCACTTTGTACAACTTTATTAATATCATAAAGGTGCAGCATTTTGTCTTTTTGAACCAAAAGTGCGTTAGCTATATTGTTTCTCTCTACTGGATTTTCACATACAACATGTAATAATACATCTTGAAATATTTTATTTTCAGCATCTCCTATTTGATATGGTTGTTGTATAGTCCTATCAGTCATTTCTATCAAGACTGCTGGCATATCTATTCTATGAGCTGCCAAAACATCAGGATTGATTTCTAGTCCATTATCCACACTAGATTTATAAGTTTGTACATATCTGTAAGAATATTCTATCTCCACATCACTACTTTTATTGACAGGATTATCAAACAACACCCTGCCATCCTGATAATTTAGAGTATAGGTATAACCACCAGATCCTGTTGGAGCCTCTAAAAAAGTATTATTTAGATATACTCCACTGATTTCTATGGGCTGAGAACCATTAAAACTGACGCCTGTCTCATATACCCATTCTTTCCTTTTGGCTTCCCATACCTTGTTACCTGTAAAAGTAGGATCAGACACTAAAGATAATTTATGATGACTAGCTCCAGAAATGCCACTAGTAGGAATTTGTACATTTATGAATCCTCCTATATTAACAAAAGACCAATCTAAAAAGTCTTTAATATTATCTTCGATTGCAGACAAAGTTTCTCTTTTGCCTACAGAAGTAACATTTTTAAAACCCGGTTCATAATTATTACTCATTATTATCCTCTTTCAATATATTTTTTCATAGCGCTGAGAATATCTGGTTCTATTTTAGATAAAGCTCTGGTGACCCAATTATTTGATTCTGTACCAATATATCTAGCTGGTATTCTCCATCCTCCACCTTTTGTAGGGATCATAATAGCTTGACCAGTTCTACTGGCTGGACTAGGTTTGAACAAAACTTTATTTTGTAATACTATTTCATCACCACCTTTTAATAAAAGCCAAGTTAACCAGGGTAACATAGCTCCATTTTCTGTAGTAATAACAGCCGCATTAGATTGTAATATTTTTTCAAAATCATCACTACCCACAATAGTAAATGATAAAACAGCATCTATCCCTTTTGAGCCAACTTTAACTTGATTAATATTAAAACTGATAGATTGAGCAAATAAATCTACAACCTCATCTACTACTGATGTATCAGCAATACCTATTTCCAATCTAAGTTTACCAGCTTTCAATGCTCCGTATTCTGGTTCTGTTCTTAAAGAATTTGCTATAAGTCTAGAAATATCTCTTTCTATTTTAGGTTTTGCCTTTCTAAAAACAGATTGAACTTGACCCTGTAAAGCTTTGGCAATATCTGCTGTTACTTTTCTTGCAGACTCTAATACTTTTGCTGTAAATTTCATGGAGACCTGCTCCAAAAAGTTATAAGATATCTATGATCTCCTAAACCAGCAGGCTGTGGATCTGCAGCTCTGCTATAAGAGTAGTTGCCATAAGCAGAAATATTTGTATCTACAGTCATAGATTGAGCATTTCTAATGTCTTCTATTAATGAAGTTTTACAAATGGTTTGAACAGCACCGTCTGGAATATCTCCCACACTAGAAGACCAATTTACAAAATATTTACTATCAAAAATAACAGCCAGTTTAAGTGTTTTGGTTTTAGCTGATCCTGTTATTGTTCCTTGGCCTTCGCACACAGGACACACAGTACCATCTACAAAACTTACTGGACCAGTACCATTATATTTATACCCAGATAATCTAGAGATCGGATCAAAAAGACAATTGGGACAAACCGTATCTTTGCCTTTGTTTGAAAAATGTAATGTACAAGGTACTACTAAACCAGTATCTCCTAGTATTTGATCCATAGATTGATTATATAAATTTTTTAAGGCTGAAAAATCAACCATTATTGTATCTCCCTAGAAGTAATTGATTCTATATTCCCATCTCCAGCAAGTATTCTTTCATTACTTAATGATGTTTTATTTTCACTTTTCTGCTGCACAGCAATAGTCACAACGTTAGTTGTAAAATTAAAATTTGTAATTACAGGTTCTGTAAATTTAATAATTACAGTTGTATTATTTAGTACGGTTTGTAAAAGATTTACTGTCATATTATGGGCAAGCTGTAGTAGTTGGTGTCGGATTAGGAGTTGGTGTTGGAGCTAGTCCAGAAGTTGGTGTAAGTGTTGGGGTTACAGAAATCGTTGGAGTTACAGAAATCGTTGGAGTTGGGGTTAGCGTTGGTGTTATAGTATTAGTCGGTGTTACAGAAGGCGTTAGAGAAATTGTTGGTGTTACAGTAGGGGTTACTGTAGCTGTTGGAGTAGGAGTAGCCGATATTGGAATACCGGAATAAGTAATAATAAGTTCCCAGTTATCAATAATACCAGTACCTATAGGATCATTATCATTAATATATAACTTATAAACACCAGTATTTGCAGTGCCATATAAATGATTAAAAGAAGGTTCTAGTGTGTGACTACTGTATTTTGTAATACTTGTTTTGTCTTGTATTTGACACATGCCGTTATGAGGAACATCCTGTATGAATTGGGTAGCAGGAGCCCTGTCTGAAAAAACAAAATTAAATTTATTAGCAGTATTGGTTTCATCATAATTACTAATTTTACTATTACTAGATAATAAAACAGTATTGCCAGTTGGAGGATCAAGTAATAAGGTTAGGTCTTGGGGACTACTATGTTTCAAGCCGTTAATACCAACTTCTATTTTTTGTATTGGTCTTAAATTATCGATAAATTCTGTTGCACTATAGTTATCTTGATTGTCTAAAATAGGTATGCCACTAGCACGATAAACAATAGAATCTGAATCTAATATTAGACAAGCAGAGGCGCACTGATCACCACCAGTAGAATTACCACTAATGATGTTGTCTGTTACATCTCCCTCTTCAGAATCTCCCGATCCTCCACTAACAAAACTATTAAATGACTTTGGTATTAGTCCAATAGTACCTCTAGAGATAATTGTATTAGACACTTGAGTTTGATCAGCAAGTTCAGGCTGAAAATCTAATTCATAAACAGCAGTAATAAATGTAAAGTCCTTAGTCAACTCTGCTGGAAATTGAATATCTATTTGCCCAGCATTATTAGATGTTACATATCTATTAGGCAACCCCGGAGGAGCAGCATCTGTGCTCAAAAAAGACTGAGGTGTACTTGAGTCGTTGCCTTGAAATCTAAAAGAAACAACACCTTGTGTTAAATCAACATTATTACCATTCACATCTTGGAAGATAAATTGAATAGCAAAATCTGAACCTTGGTCTATAGTAAAATTATGTGTAACTGCCATTTGTAATCCTTATGTTAAGAATAAAAGGTGCGGTCTCTGTCTCCATGGTCGCTTAAAAGACTTCTTGGGTCAAACTTGTTACCAACAAAAGGACTAAGTATAGCCTTAACATACTTAATATTGCCAATTTCATATTCTAGTTTTAGCTTATCATACATAGCACAAGGTCCAGTTTCTAAAATCATCTGATAACCCTTTAAATTTCCAGCTACAGACAAATTAGCAGGTCCTAGCTGCGTTCTAATTCCTTCACTAGCAGCTTTTGTTCTGAAAGTACTTTGGTCTAAAAAACAACCTGCTCTTAATGCAGAAAAGCCTATAAAATCTTCATCTCTTGTGGAAGCCACGGCTGGATCAGGAGTAATAGTCAAATTAACTAAATCAATATTATATTCTGTATCAAAATTCATTTCTCTTTGAACATAAGAAGCTGCAATAACTATAGTTTGTTGTAATCTGTCGTCAGTATAGGTGGGTGAATCAGCCAAATCACTAATAAGAGTTCTAACTATCAAAGGTATTTCAATTTGCCATGACATAATTTGACCTATTTTCTTTAGGTATAAGCTGGTGGATAAATATAATCTTCTATACACCTAACCTATATGCTTAGTATTAATATAAGTATTTTTTGATATTTTTTGATATTTCTGCTTTTCTGACAATTTATGTTGCCACTCTACTATAAAATCATCCTTATTTTGTTCTATGATCTTTCCATATATATTTGGTTGTTCAACACAATAAATGTCGTTATTGGACAAAGTTCTAAAATGTAAATATTTGTGATCTGTATTTTTGGATAATATTTTAATTTTGATAGTGTCTATAAAGCACTTCCCCGATGAGTAAGTTTTATTGTTAGATATATAGCCAAGTATTCTTTCCATAGCATGACAGTATGTACCACTTTTAAGATCAGATACTTTTCCTGCCTCTTTAGATAAAAGATCATATAAAGTATTATAGTGGTGATCTAATGTATTTTTATATAATAAAGTCTGGCCTATAAACATGTTGCCACCAGAAAATACTCTTTTGGTTACCTTTGGTATATTTAATTTATATTCTAGTTCTTTAATCTTCTCTTTATTTTTAAGTTCAAAATCATGGCACATAAAACTAGGAGGTCCTAAATATCCTATATTCTTTGTTTGCATCCTGTCTATATTTTTTAATAATTCATCAGGTGTGTCTAGTAGACTGTCCAAAAGCATAAGTCTCCAGTTGCCCTGATTGTTAATGCCCCAACCACTTTTCTTAGAATGTAGTTTGATAAATATTTGATTATCTATATTTTGTAATTGTTTTAAGAAAGGAAGTATGTCTCCACCAACATTATGATGATACAGTATGCTTTTAGGCAGATCATTGAAAATCTCTAGTGCTTCTAGATTATCGTTTTCTAAACAAAGCCCTAAATGTATATCTGATATATCTTTAAAATTATATAATATATCATAAAATTCCTGGGCCATATCCGTATGATAAAGCCAAAGCAAAATTGCTACTTTGTTTTCCATATCTTTTCTTAATCAGATATAATATTCTTTTGTTTTCCTAGTTTCATAACATAAGATATTAACGAAACCATAGCACTTGCTAAGTCAGCATCTACGGCTGATTCTGCTAGCATATTGTCTATTCTAATCCATTCTCCGCCATTTGGGTCTAGCTCTGCCGCCCCATCAAACATGCCATATTTATGTAATTTAACTTCTCCAGATACTTCGCCATTAGGGTCTGGGCCTTTTATAACAATTTCTTCTACCCATACTCTGTCGTATACTTTTGCAGGTATGGTGGTTGGCGATGCTGCTGACAATATTGGTAATGACATATTTCCCTCTTTTTTATGGTAATTCTTCTGTGTCTATTTTGCCTAAAATATTAGTTTCTGTATATCCACTGACATCTCCTCCAACCTCTAATAAATCTAATTTGACAACCCAGTTGACAGTTTTGCTAGAGGCTCCTTTGACTTGTATGTTTAAATTATCTGTACCTCCAGCCCCAGCACCAGTGACGGTTGCTTGAACATCCCAATTACTATCTGTTTCTGCTATGACCGTTTTAGCAACACTACCAACCAGTGCAGCTCCATAGCCATCATTATGCAAACAGCCTGTTAGTAGATATGCTGCATTATCTGAATTGGAAGCATTAACCTGATCTGTTCTCCTTGCAACTATATTAGCTGTGAACATCATAGTTCTATTCGAAGCCAATACTAAATTTGCAGCATTATTTTGTGCTGTTGTAAAAGTAGCATTGCTAGTAGTACATCTTAACACATAAGAACTATTCTGTGCATCGCCATCTTCACCAAACCTACCATGAGATAGCGTCGTTTGTCCATCATTGTATGTCCAGCCATTTACCCCTATCATAACTCCTGTAGGAGAAGCATAAAAACCCTGATTTGTAAGACCTATATTGCCATCTATATGTAAAGTATATGCTGGGCTATTGGTACCTATGCCTACTTTATCTTCGCTTCCATCCACAAAAAGTAAATGAGTATCAGTGTCCCCTTCAACTCTAAAATCAACAGCTGCTCCACCTTCATTAAATACAGCCGCTCCTCTAACATCTAATGTTCCACCAAAATAATTTGTAGCAGCAGTATTGTCTTGATAAACACCATATTCATTTGTCGGAGTTGTTCCACCAGCACCAGCGTTACCTAAATATAGCCCATAGTGATTTGTTACGGTGTTGTTCGTTCCTTGAAAATAAGGAACAGTCTTAATATCATATGCGTTTGTAACAGTAACATTAGAAGCAGCACTGTTAATAGAAGGATTGCATCGAAAAGCTGTTACCTCAGCTAAAACATTAGTTCCATCTGGAGAATAAATAACAGGAACAGCATTAACTCCTATGCAATATCCTCCATCAGTAGTTGATGCACTTAAATATTTTTCTGGTCTACTATTAAGCCCTATATGATAATATGATCCATTGGTAGTAGAATAGGCCCTACCTAAAACGTTAATGGTTCTAGAATATGTGCTATTTGTTTTGTTTGCCTCATAAACATGTAGTTTAGAATTAATACTTCCGTCGTTACTTTCTCCAATTCTGACTGCGTCTAAAGAAGCATCTAAAAATAGTAGATTTGCATCGGTGTCACCTTCTACTCTAAAATCAACATTAGCTCCGGTGTCATTAAATATAACACCCCCTTCAACATTAAGTTTTGCTGTTGGAGTAGCCGTGCCTAATCCGACCTTTCCATCATTGCTAATCCTAAGACATTCGCTAGGAGCATTTGCATCACTAGTCGCAACAGAAAAGGCTATAGCCGTTGCATGAGAAGCCGATTGAAAAGCAGCTTCAGCGACAGCTTCTATTTTTGCGGACACATTAGTAGCTGCTCCTCCATCAGATTCTGCAGAAGCAGCAAATTGTATTTGTCCTAACTGATCACCAGCAGCAACTGCTGTATCATTTGTTTGGAGCGTTATACTCTGCACATTATTCCTTACTATTTAGGTTAAAATTATACAATATGCCAATTAGTTCCGTCGCATACCAAGGTCATACTTTCAAATTGGGCATATAGCGAAACTGTCGTAGCTCCATCAATGGTAGCTGAGCCACCCCTTTGGATAACGACATTACCTGCTCCACTATCTACTTTCTTTACATAAACTATTTGTCCATCAGAGACACTAGGCATAGTTAGTGTCTTATCTGTTCCTCCAGTAGTAACTAAATTTACATCTGAAGAAATCGTACTTGTTGTTGTTACTGCAGCAGTAGTTCTACTTCTTTTAGCTTCTGTTACAGAACTAGCTGAAAGATGCGCAGTATCAATTGATCCATCAGTATAGTGCTCACTATCAACAGCATCATCAGCAAGCTTTGTTCCATCTACAGCATCAGCAGCCAATTTAGCTGTTGTAATACCAAGATCTTTGACTCTTACAGCATCACTATTAATTTCAACAGTACTATCATCTACATTAACAGCAAAGCTTCTGTTAGCACTGATATCCCCGCCACCAGTAAGACCATCGCCAGCTGTTAAAGTAACACTAGTATGGTCTATATGTTCATTAGCCACAAAATTGCTTAAGCTATCATGATCAATTTCACTGTCTACAGAATTTACAGTAACAGTATTAGTTGCGCTAACAACAAACTCGGCTCCTGTACCATCAGCAAAAGTAATTGTCTCGCCATCATCAATTGTTTGTGTTGTTGTTCCATCACCAATAACAAAGTTGGCCATACCACCACCACCAAGGCCAGACACAAAGTTTGATTTGGTCATCTTGCGTAAAGCGGCTTCTGAGGTGTCATAAATAAGAATAAGGTCATCATTAGCTATGCTAGTTTCTGCCGTTTGTCCGGTAATAGCAGCAGCAGCTAAGGACACAGCAAGAGCAGCATTACCGCTACCATCAAAAGATGTAGCACTATCTGTTGTAACCTGACCTGTTAATGTAAAATCTCTTGCAGTAGCTAAAGTGGTAGCTGTATCAGCGTTACCAGTGACATCACCAGTAACGTCACCTTCAACATTGGCAACAAGAGTTCCTGTTGTAATAGTCAGATTACCAGTACTAGCTCCGGTAGCAGTAGTGGTACCTAAAGTAAATTTATCAACACTTTCATCCCATACAAATATAGCATTGTCTCCAGTACTACCTCTTTCAATTACAATACCGCAATCATTAGCATTAGTACTAGCGCCATTATTTAATTCTATTAATGTATCCGAAACAACTGTATTGGTCGTGCTAACAGTAGTAGTTGAACCATTTACTGTTAAGTCTCCAGTAATAGAAAGATTTTGACTAATGGTTACAACACCATCACTAGCTATGGCAATAGCATCAGCATCTCCTTGACTACCTATGGTTCCTCCATTAGGTATTTTTAGTGCTGAAGCACTAGCGTCATATGTTAAACCACTATTAGATTCAAAAGTAGCATCTGTAGCTGCATCACCAAAAAAAACTATTCCATTTGCATTTCTATCTATAGGCCTGTATGACATTTTGTTTCTCTCCCTTGTATTATATTATAAACCAATTTGTATTATCTGATATTAAAGTTACACTTTCATAATTATTTGTTATTGTAAAGCTTGAATTACCATCAATTGTTTCTGTACCAACTATAGTATTAATTACCACATTATTAGAACCAACAGTTTTCTTAACTATAATTTCTTTACCACCAATCCCACTAGCTGTAGGAATATACACATTTACCAAAGCCGCACTACTGTTTACAAAAACTACATCATTATCAGTAGTTAATGTATAGTGAGAAGTAACGCTCACATAATCTTTATTTACACCACCAGCAGATGTAGTTTGAGTAGTTCCATCACTAAATCTAATACCTCCAGTGCCCAGATTTAGCTCTTGAACACCACTATTGTAAACTAAATTAGCGTCTGTTAACAATCCTCCAGACCTATCTGAACCTACAGTGCTAACAAAAGGTATGCCCTGTAAATTTAAATTTGCTTCAGACTTTAAATCTCCTCCTCCTAATTTATGTTTTCCTAATTCTACTAAAACAGAACCATTAGCAGCATGACTTCTGATAACATAGCCAATAGGTACGCAATAATTAGGTATAACAGGACATGTCGCAGTTAATTCTCCAGGGGTAGTGGATAAAAATATTTCATCTCCACCACTGAAAGAAGAAGTATCAATATGTCTAACAATACCATAAGTAGTTACATATCCAAAACTATTATTTTCAATATCATGTGTGGCTATACCTACAACACGAGAATTAATATCACTAGCAGCATTTGCAGGAGCTATAGTTGGAGCAGCATTTCCATGAGAGCCCGTAATAATAACAGGAGTGCCATTTGTAATAGTAGCACCAGTATTGTTTCTAACTCTTAAATACTCTTCTTGACCCAATTGTTGTGTAACTTCAGACTCTTCATTATAAACAACTAAAGCATGATTTTCACTATCATAAAACAGCCTACCTTCTTGATGTGTAGGGCTAGATAACTCATCCATTAAAGAAAGATCTATTGTGTCATGTATACCTGTTGCAGAAGTAAGGGTATTGAGAACATAGACCCCTGTGGCTGTTGTTTCAAATTTCTTAGAACCGTCATAATAGAGAGATACTGAACCATCAGATACTGCCTGGAAATAAAGTTCATTGCTAGAACTTTTTAGATTTAACTCGGGTCCTCTAATATTAAGTGATCCAGTTCCTTCTTCATCAATAAAACTATTGCTTCCATCATGATAAATCAATAGGTCAGAACCATCACCAAAAATAGCCTGCTCATTATCTCCAAACAATATATTATTGCCATTAGTATCAAGATCAGCACCTAGTTGAGGAGAAGGATCTGTAGAAAGCTCTATTTGCTCAGAATTGGTAACGTATATACCTGTAACATGACCATTTTCGTCTAGCAACAAATTTCTAACAAAATGATTAGCTAAATTATTGTCACTAGAATCAGAAGCATTAATATTTGGATGTAAAGAAGAGCCTATGGGCTGGATACTATTCCAATTATTATTACCATCACCCAATTTAAGATGATTAAGATCAAGATCATATCCTGGTTCGCCACTACCTAAAACAGGATTAGCACTATTCCATTCAGCGGTAGTTCCTTTTCTGATCTGAATTAGCGATATACGGGGCATGTGAACCTCTTTTAAAAATATAGTCCTTATGTATTATTAATTATTTATGGTGTCCCACCGTCCATGCCAAGAGCTGCTACAAAGCTATCTAGGGCAATAATATCTGTAGCAAATACGTCTTCTTTAGCAAAGCCTGTGGCTACTCCAATATTACTAGGTTGTGTTTTGGTAACCTCAACACTTGAGCAGGTAGCACAATCGATAGATGTCTCGATTTGAATTGTATGTGATTCATTGGTGACATCAACCGTATAGTCGCTCATGATTGGCATCCCAAAGCTGTAGTAGATTTACTATATCTCTTAACAATACTAGTATTTCCGAATAATAATTTAATAGTATATTTACCGCCACCACTATAAAAATCATTATCTGATTGTAGCTCTAAGTCATATTTAGCACTAGTAAAATCAAAGCCATTTGTAGTTGTTGCAGGAAATTCTAAAAGAAGTTTTCCATTAGGCCCATCTATGGTAAATTTATAATTAGAAAGATCTGAATTACCACTAGAATATGTTTGTGTAAGATTTGAATTGGTTTTCCATACCAACCTGGCGCACCAATTTGTAATATCTATTGCAACATTATTTGAATCTTTATATACTAATGACAATCTAAAAGAGGAACCTTGTTCTATTGAAAAGTCATATTGGGCTGCACTCATAATTGCTCTCTATAAATTGGGGCGTTTCTGCTCATTTATTTATACACTATATAAAGCAAAAAGGGCCAGCACATCGCTAGCCCTTTTCTTTGAAAAGTCTTACTAAGTATAAACTTATTATAGAGAACCGAGAAGCACTCTACGATTATCAAGAACAGCAAAGCCAACTTCAGCCCAGCCATAGAAACCAGCTCTCTTCTGACGATGTAAGGTATCGTCTTCAAAGATCTGAACTTCTTGTCTAACTGGCATGATGAAGCTGTCTCTCTTGCGAAGATCAAGGCCAACAACGATTTCTTCATCGCTACCACCCATGCTTGCGCTGAGGGTATTGCTGTAGAACTGTTGATATTCTTGACCAACACCGAGCTCATCGAGGTCATGAAGGTTGATACCAAAGACTCTGTTAACAGCGCCATCAGCAGCTGTGTAGATTTCTCTACGAGTAACTTCGTCAACTTGATCAACATTCCAGTTTCTGAGATCTTCCATAGCTTCTGGTGAAACATAAAGATCTGTTAACTGGCCTCTGTTGTTAGAAGCAGAATTGCCTCCACCATTTCTACGCATGACAGTCTTTAAAAGAGAAACAAGTCTCTTAGTGAACTGACCTGCGTCAGCATCGCTGTCGAAGACAACAATGTTACGATCAACACCAGCGGCTAAAAGTGTGTGCCATCCATCGTCATTCATCTTCTTGACGAATTGATGCTCAAGCACTTCCATGGCGCGACCAACTACGTCCCAGCGGGCGTCACGAGCATACTTTAAAAGATAATCAATGCTAGCACCAACATCATAAGTTGGAACCATGACATAATCACCTTCGACATGACGTTCTGGAATGTATCCATGATTAGGGATTGTATAAGCTACAAAGTCCCTTTCACTTCCAGGAGACAAGAAGTCTAATGGAAATTCTGGAGTAGCACCTGGAGCTAACTGAACAGCTTCAAAGATACCGTCTAGAATGTTACCACTTAAAACACCTTGGCGTAGTGGAAGTTCTAAAGCCTTTGCAAACTCTGCATTAGCGTTTAAAGATTCTTCTCTATTAGCTGACCCAGAACGTTTAAGAAGTTCTGTTAGCTCTGGAGAAGGCTGAAACTTATTAATATTATCTGACATTTTAAATTTCTCCGTTGATTACAAGGGTTTAAGTTATACGATATTGATAGATACTTTAGCATAATTATCGGCATCTTTTTTACTCAAAAAGGTACCAACTTGATAAGCACCAGCTGCTGCGGTATCAGTGATAAGACCACTAACCCCTACATAAGCTTTATCTCCAGCACTTGGTGTGCCGTCGATAGAATTAGTAGTAACTTGACCAACTCTTAAAAGAGCGACCTTGCTACCAACAGAAACTTCGTCTTTATGATAGTTAATATGCTGTCTAGTTAAATCAATGTCAACGACATCGTTTAAAAGAACACCCATAGGAACTTTACCACTAGCGGTAGCAGCATATGCAACAACAGCAGCGCTGTCGTCCATAGCAACACCACTACCACCTGTACTAAGAGTAGCAACGCCACCTCTAGTTTCAGCAGTATTCATGAAAAATGAAACGTCAACTTGACTTTCAATGCGATCTGGTTTTAGAGCCATTTTAATTCTCCGTTTATAATTAGGTTTACTTCTTGCCGAGTCTACTATACACAAAATCTACAAGAGCCGCTCTTGTATTTTCTACTTCGGAATCTGTTTCTTGACCAACTCCGAGATTAACTTCTTCTTCAACTTCGATGCTATCAAGCACCTCTGATGCTTCTGAAGTTTCTTCGGCTTCTTCTGTAGCTTCTTCTGAAGTTTCTTCTGCCTTGGATGCCTCAGCTTCTGTTGCTTCTTCAGCCTCAGCTGCTTCGACTTCTTCTGGCTTAGGATCTTGTGTAGAAACTTTATTGAGCGTTGCTACAATAGCCTCAAATTTTTCATCATCAAAAGATTCAAATGTCTTGGTGGCAGCTTCAGCGTCTTCTTCACTTAAACCTGCTTCGATTAATGTGGCCATTCTCTTCTTATACATCTCAGCCATCATTCTTTCTTCTTCTTTTTGTCTGTATGTTCCGACTAGCTCTTCTTGTTCTGCTAATTTCTTTTCATACATAGCAGTCAATTCAGCTTTTTCAACTTCTTTTTCTTCTTCCTTTTTCTTCATTTCATCATGATGAACAGCTTCAAGTTCTTCTTTCATAGCCTTCATCTTATCATGATAACCTGCTTCAAGCTCATCTTTCATTGAGTCTCTTTGACCACAATGATCAGCTTCAAGTTTTTCCTTCATGGCCAAAACATCTGCTTCGCAAGCCTTAGCTGCTTCTTCTTGAGCCTTGTTATGTTCTGCAATTTGTGCTTCAAGAGCTTCAACTTTCTCAGAAAGTTCTGCCTTTGCAGCTTCTAAATCTTCGGACATTTCTTCTGTCTCTTGTTTGTTTTCGGCCATAATTTCGGTCTCCATTAAATGTGAACGTGTTTGATTATCAAATACACCTATTTTTTCATTTTCTTCGTTTTTTTCTGGCAACATATTATTTTTTGTAAAAATTATACTCTCTTCATTAGCTGGTTTATCAACAAAACCTTTACCACTGAAAGTAATATTTCTCAAAACTCTACCAATTTTATAATTTTCAAATTCTCCTAATCCGCCATATGCTCTCAAATACTTGGTTAAATATGCTGTATCATGATTTCTATTTAATATTTTATAAGTACCAGAACTTTTGTCAATTAAACCATAGTCAAAATTATTGAAAAAACATTCCATACTAACATATTTACTACCATTTTCAATTTCTTCTATTAATTCTTCACTTCTAATTTTAAGCTTAGGGTCGCTAAATCCTCTATAGATTACAGAAGCTGTTACGATATGAAATTTGTCAGGAACTTCTGAAGCCTTAATATCTTCAGAAAGAATATTCCCATCAGCGTCAATTGGCCAGTTAGAAACAATATGACCAATTATTGTATTTTCATCATGCTCTAGGTTTGTTGGTTTATCTTCAGGAGTATTTTTTGCTGCCCATACTTCTGCTTTATCAAATATGTCATCATTTTTATTCCAATTACTGCTAACTAGAATAGATTGAACATAATAAAGATCTTTGTCTGAATAAGATGCTAAACTTTTTAAGTTTTTGATAGATTCTGTAGGTTCTGCTGGAACAACAGAACTGGCATAACTAATAGAGCCAGCAGTTAATAGCTTGATACTAATACCATCTTCTTTTTCTTGATCATATATTACCATTATTATTTCTCCGTAGAATGGACATCAGATGAATACACCAAACTATAAAATATGGCCTTTGCCTGCTTCTGTTCTTCAACAGACATTTCGGCATTTATTTCAGATTGCAAATTGAATCTCCATTTATCATACATAGATATTGCTTGATGTACTGCAGAATTATTAATTTTGTTCATAGCAGATTTTACAATTTCTTCACTAACTTTTGTATGTGGATTGATCGTAAATAATATTTTTGTTTTAATTGTATCTAACTCGTCATACTCTTGACTAGATAAGCTTCTAAGATTTTTCTTTTGATAAAAGTCTAATAATATTGGATGTAATACTTTAGCTATATCATCTTGTGCTTTATTTGCCCAAAGAATAAGACTAGCACCAGTTTGAGGAGCAAATTGTTTCTCTTTGCGTTTTTGCGTATCCTTAGAGTTTTTGGGTCTGCCTTCACCAGGAGCACCAGTTTTGGTTTTAGGCTGTTTACTTAATTCTATTTCTTTTTTGATATCGTTCATATTTTTCTGACCATTTTGATTAGGTAATAGGTCTAAACCTACTTCGCTAGGCGTAGCCAAACCCAACTGTAAAGCAAGTTTCTTTAAAGAAGAATCTAATACATTATCACTAAATGGCCCATTCTTCGGTGGCATCTTTTTATTCTTTCTGGCCTTGTGTTCTCTTTTTACTCTAGTGTTTTCCATATCATCATCAAAACCAAATCTTTTCTTCAAGACTTCTTCTGAAATGATGCTTCTGTCAGCTAACTGTATTAATAAAGCTTTCTCTGATTCTTCGTTGCTCAAATCCATTCTATCAAACTCTATACGGGCAGGGCTAGCAAAACCCATAGCCTTTTGTACAATTCTAAGTTCTTGTTCCCAAAATTGAGCCAAAACATCTCTTCCATATTGTAGTCTTTGTGTTAATGTTTTTAGGCTAATAAAGTTATTAGTAGTACCTGCTGCTCCATATGTTCCAGTAAGAGTTGGAGGAATACCCAATCCCGCATAAACACTATTTAAATGAGGAGTATATTTACCCTCTCCTAAAAACTGATGAACACTAGTTTTAGATTCCAGCAATTCAATATCTGGACCCCAAACCAAATCCATTGTACCTCCACCAACATTATTTCCAAGAATTTGTGCTAACTTTGCTGTTGCGCTTTTTGTAGGAGCAATTCTATGTTCAAGATTACCTAATTTAAATATTCTAACATTAGAAATAGCCCCGTCTAAAGCTGCCATATCTGCTAGCTTTAATTTTTCGATTACAGTAATGTCATCCATAATTGCATATATCATAGGATATGCCCAACTTTGCCAATCATCTTTTTTGTAATGATAAACCAAAGTCTTTGTAGGATCTAATGGGTATTTGTTTTTACTTTTAGCTGCTTCTATAATAGCTAATGGCAAATTAGCAATGACCTGTCTTTCTTGATCTGTTTTGGGAGCATTTATAAGTTTTCTTAAATGAGCTGGTAAGGTCAATTCATATGTTTTGTTTTGAACAAATGAAGACATAGCACCACCAGATACATCAATACAAGAAGGGTCGATAAAAGTATAGATCCATGGGATTTCTCTAGAAGCCACAGCATTATCAATACTTAATAGAGATATATCAGCAGCAGCATTAGCTGCATACATTTGATTAATAGACTTACTGCTTAATTTTCCTGTTTGTCTATTGATGACAACATTACCTGTTTTATATAGATTATTTAAAAATCTTTCGCTACGATCTTTACCATTTACTCTTCTAAACCATTCTTGATAAAATCTTTCTGTCTTTTTAACTTTGTGTACTAATCTAATACCTTGGCCTCCAAAGTCTCCCATAAGATCAATAACGTTTTTTACCAATCCTACTCTTTGGTAAATATCATCAGCTTTTCTGATAATAGCTTTGATTTTTACTGGCACTCTTTCAGAAGGACGGAAGTAATCATAGTCACTTCTGGTCAATCCGGGTCTGCCATCTGTTGAATTATCTAAGCCAGAATAATCTGATCTAAATCTGTGTGCCTTCGCAGAATGTACAGCATCATACTCTTCTAATGCTCCAGCAGAAGCTTTCATAGCCTCATTTCTGCTACTGTCATCATCTCCCCATAAAATATAAGCCTCTTCTTTTTGTAGAGGCTCTGCATCTTTAATTTTTTCGTTTTGTTCTTTTTCTTCTGACATATGCTCGTTTTAAATGTAATAGTATTGTGATTCTATTGTCTGTATACACCAAGATATATATCATCTTGATTTACAGCCGATGTAAACCATTCTGGTCCTTTATACATATCTCCTTTTTGTTTAGGAACATCTCTTAAATTACCACCAATCATGTCAAAGTTAGGTCGTAAATCAGGACTTTTTACCTGCCTAGCCATCATATTAGCAATCAATAAAGAACTATATCTATCCTTTCTTAATCTGCCCTTTTTACCATTTTGCAGTTTGACTTCCGGAGTATCCCATCTGTCTCTAGCATTTGGTCCTGTGCTAGTTTGGCTCATTACGATTGTAGTCAATTCGTTTTTTAATTCCTCAATTTCTAAAATACAGTCACTAACATTATCATAAAGATTATCTAATGAAGATTCAAGTACATTTTTGCCTTCTTTTTCTAATTGTATTCCTAAAGTTAAATTATCAAATCTTGGAAATAATAATACTTTATCTTCAAAATCCTTTCTTAATCCATGATTAGCTTGCGCTGTCCAATCAGCCTTAGCAAACTGTACCATATCTAAAATATGTAAACCCGCTTGACCATCTGTATCTTTTTGTTTATCTGGATTAATTACTGGTAATATTAGATTTTCTCCTTCTTGCAAATTACCAGGATCATGTAAAGATTCTTCAATTGCTATACCNCCGCCCTGAGCATCAAGCCCTATAAGAACAGGAGGAAAGACTTTCATTAGGTCTCTAATTTTTCTGGCACAGAAATTATAAAAATCATGTTCTTTAACCATACCTGTTTTTTGTCTATCTTTAAAATTTACCCTATTAGTAGCCCATACATAAACTATTCTAGTATGATCTGGATGTACTTCTAAAACAACAATACTAAAATTATCTTTTTCTGAAGCTGGGTCAATTCCATAAACATATTGTCTATTTGGTTTTCCTTGATTAACAGCATCAAATACTATCTTCTGCTCACCAATTGTAATAGGGTTGTTTTCGTTTGCCACACAAGATTCTATTAGTGTTCGTTTAAAAAACCCATCACTATCATTTACAAAACAGGCAGCATATTCCATATTATATATACCTGTATGAATAGTAGCTTTAGCCCTAGCAACTTGTTTATCGTCCATAAACCCTTTTGGTATTAATTCATATGGAACTCTTATAATACTATAGTCTTTCCAGCTAAAATTTTCTGGAACTTCTCCTTTAAATAATTCTTCTAATTTTTGTTTGTCCCCTTTGCTCTTAATGATACTTTTATATCTATTCCAATATTGTGCAAAATGCTTAAAACCATAGTCTGCTGTTCCTGTAATAATGGCTTGATTGCTTTTGGGTATGCTTAATTCTTCCAAACTTTCATTCCAAACTCCAGCTGCTATCATTGCTTGTTTTTTAGCTTGAGCTTTCACATTTTCAATAGGAGTAGCACTAACGGCAGCAAAACCAGCAACAACAGTTTCATAAATATCAGGAGATATAGAAGCAAATTCGTCAGCAATAATAATATGTGCTCTTAGACCTCTAATTTTACTACCATCACCCATAGGTACAGCAATAGTCCAGCTGTCTCCTAATCTGATGGTACATCTATCTACATCTCTTCTGGGGCCATCTTCATTACCACTAAAAATGCTACGAAGTATTGGACTATTTCTCCATATCGTTTCCATATACTCAAATATAATTTTACTCTGCCTAAAAGCAGCACCAACTATTACAATTTTAGTACCAGGATCAAATGTGCATTTTAATATACAATAAAGACTCATTAAAAAAGATTTACCAAAACCACGACTAGCCACAAACATAGGAAAAGATCTCGTCCAAAATTCTTGTAAGATAGCTACTTGTATAGGATGAAGCTGTATATTAAATAAGATCTGACAAGTAGAGCCTAAATACAAAGGATCTCTAATTAATCTCATTAAATGAGCATCAGGCATTTCTATATCATTTTTAGTCCTATTGATCATAGGATTATTAAGAATATCTATCTGGCTTAAATCACCTAAGCCTAACCAAGCATCATCAAAAACGCTTTTTTCTTTAGCCATTTTGTTTCTTTTTCTTTATTCTTCTTGATTTATTAATAGCTCTTTGAACCATCAGTTTAGCAACTGTTCTTACGAAAGGAAGATTTCTCTTTTTAGATTCTTCATTCAGCCAATCTAATATTGTTCCCAAGTTTTCTTCACACCAATCTGGTCCCTTAGTATTCATCTCTAAAGCATGTCTCTTACAACTGCAATTAGGAGTACTTTTAATTCCCATAGCACTAATCATTCCGGATAAGATTGCACCAGGTCCATCGGGATCAGATTCTAGTGTTTTAGGAAATTGATTTTGCAGATATGCTTGAGGATTATCTCCCATAAGCTCTTTTAATTTTGTTTGAAATACACTTAGAGATCTATCGTCTCCTAAGGCATCATAAGCTTCTCCACCAAACAATGTTATCTGCTGTGGAATTCTCATAATTTGCACACCAATTTGTTTTGAAAACGGCTGATCCCAATATGTAATTTGTAATTCTTCTAATGTAAATGGTTCTGGATGTTGTACCTTGCCATTATTGTCTGTAAAAGGTTCTTGTCTTAATTCTATTGGTTTATCAAGTTTCATTATTATCTCTCCTATTTTTATCTATATAATAAATACGTTTAAAAATTTGTTCCGCTAAGTGTTCAGCAAAATGATGATTCTCACAAAACAACACTTTTATATTATGTTTTAACTGCAAATCTAACAAGTTCTTAATTATAAAATTTGGACTTATCTTAATTTTGTTCCACATTTTCTTAGGTATGCTAGATCCTGCAGGATATCTCAAAACATCTTCCAAGCCAAATTCCAAAAGAACAAATGCGAATTCTACATTTCCTAATCTTTCTACCCAGTCTTTAAATCGTTTTTCTGTAATATTGGTTGCAAATTCATTGACGCTCTTTTTTCTCTCAATAGCTACTAAATTCTCTAATCCTTCAATACTATAGTCTCCTGTATCTAGTTTTTGTGATACAGTACCATATGTCTTAAAATTCCACGGCTGTTGTTCTCTTGTGTCAACTATTATATTAAAGTCTTCGTTTGCCATTGTTGTATACTATTTTGGAAAAAACAGATTCATAAACATGTTCTAAACCTTTGATCATGTCGTGATGAGCTCTACACAAAGTTATACCATTACTTACTTCATATCTAAACCCAGGATATTCTGCCCAGGTTTTAATATGATGTACATTTAATTTCTTTTTACTTTTACACCCTTGCCATTGACAAGTGCGTTTATCTCTTGCTAATACTTTTTTTCTAAAATTCTTATATAATGGATCGTCGTAATTTCTATACATCATACAGCCTGCAATCCGCATCTACCATTTCTCTTACTAGCGCACCAAAACTAATGTGAGGAATCCATCCTAGTTTCTTTTTCGCCTTAAAAGCACGGCCTCTTAAATAATCCACTTCTGCTGGTCTAAATAGATTTTCATCTATTTCTACGAAGTCTTCGTAGTTTAAACTAATGTATCCAAAAGCTTCTGTTAGAAACTCTTGAACGCTATGTTCCTCTCCTGTGGCGATAACATAATCTTCTGGAACTTCTTGATTTAACATCATTCTCATAGCTTCTACATAGTCTTTTGCGTGCCCCCAATCTCTGTAGGCATAAATATTACCTAGTTTTAATTTTTCATTGGACTCTACTAATTTATTATTAATGAGTCGTCCAATGTATTTTGTTATTTTTCTAGTAACAAAATTTTCGCCTCTTCTAGGACTCTCGTGATTAAATAGTATTCCGCTACATGCATAAAGACCGTAACTGTCTCTGTATAACTTTACTGTGTGATGACTTGCTACTTTAGCTACAGCATAAGGACTTTGTGGACTAAATGGAGTATCTTCGTCTTGATAATTACCTTTTTTGTTATCAACAGTAAAGTTGCAACCAAACATTTCACTAGTACTAGCCTGATAAAATCTAATACCAGGATTATAACTACGAATAGCTTCTAATATATTAACGACCCCACAAGTGTTAATACTAAATGTCGTCGAAGGTTGTTTAAAGCTAGTTCCAACATGACTTTGCGCTGCTAAATTATAAAACTCATCAGGATCATTTTGTACGACAGCCTGAGACACACAAGAAGGATCTGTAATATCAAATTCTTGTAACTGAAATAGTTTATGTCCTATTAAATGATTTATTCTATGAAAGTTATTGGTACTATTGCGTCTATGAAGCCCAATAACCTCATATCCTCGTGATATTAAGTTTTCTGCTAAATAGCTACCGTCTTGTCCTGTTATTCCGGTTACACAAGCTTTTTTATTCATCTTTAACACTTTCTGGAGTTAGAAAAGGTTGATCAACACCACCGTCCTCATATTCGTGATAATCGCTTAATTGATTTTTAAATTTATTTGTAGCTTGTTTAAGTATCTCCATTTCCTTGCCTTCTTTTTCTCTAATATCTTCATCTTCCAACATTCTAATTAATCCAATCCAGCTGCTCTTACCATCTTCAATTCTTTTAATTCTTTGTTCTCTAGTAGCCTTAAGATCTTTACTTATCTTTTGCTGCTCATTTAAAAGTTTTGTATATTCGTTTGTATAATTTGCTATACTGTTTCTAGCGAAACTAAGTTGGGTCTCTAAATTAGTAAGCTTTGGAATATCTCTATCATCTTCGCTTTTTGCGTACTCGTCATCTACTAATTTTTGAAGTTTTGCTGTTTCTGCTATGTGTCTTTTTCGTTCTTTCATGCTCCTGTTAATCAAAATATCAATTGTAATAAATTGCTTAATCTGTAATTCCTCTGCTGCCAAAACATCTTCCCTAAACTGTTTCATAAGATTGATCCAAGTGCTTTCAAAATATTCTAATTCACCACTTGTTTCATCAAACTGATTAGTTATTTCATTCCAGAAAGATTTACCGTGTAGTTTTGTCTTTAGGGTTTCATAATCCTTAGCTTCTTCTGAATTAGAGAATACATTATTTTCAGAGATAAATCTATTTATAGGAGCAACACTTCTGTTTAAATGTTCCGCTATTTCTTCTACTGATAATATCCCATAATTATCTCGTATAAACTGTTCTTCTGTTAACCCTAATTGTCCCCGTTTCTTAGGAGCTATCTTTTTCTTCATTATTATCCTTTTGTGCTAACAAGTTAGATATGTGAGCTTTTAGTTTTTCCATTTTGTCTTTATTTATCTTAACACCATGTTTTAACTTGAGATAATACTCTCTAAAATCACTAGATATATTTTTGTCTAAAAATTCCACTATTTCTTTATTTGCTATCCAAGAATCATTGTTGCCTTTGTAAAAAAAGTCCTGATCGTTATCAATATAAGAAGGCTGCATAATATTCTTTTTATTTTCATTTCTAGAATACCAGTTCTTATATATCTCGCAGTCCAGCTTGTTGCTAAATTCCAAACATCCGTTAGTAGACTTTTTCATATGTTTGTCATAAAATTTACAACCAACACAAGGGATATCTGGCCTTTGATAGTTGTTTCTTTTAAAATTGAATAATCTATTCCTCACATGAGTCCACAGAAAGTTTTCTAAAGGTCTCTTATGATCATATTTATCTAATCCTTCAAGTGCAAAAATAGAAGCTTGTTGCTTCATATCTTCGGTACTGTGATATCCAAAACGAAACTTATGAATTAATTTCCTGGTAATTACATCTAGAACCCTTAAAAACTCTTCCTCTGAAACTTTAGCAAATTTATTCTTTTTCTTTTTTGGCTTTGTCTTCTTATTGTCTGGGGGGTTTATCTGTAAAGATTTCTTCTTCTGTATCTGTGTCTTCAATTCCTTCTTCTTCTTCGTTTTCGTTGGTTTTTTGTTCATTGAGTAATTCTGCTATGGACTTGGTGGGAGTAGACATAAGATCGCCACTGATATCTAATTCTTCTGATGCTGTCACTTTTAATACTGATCCAACAATTTTATCTGAATCTTTATTCATGTTTTATCCTTGCATAACAAGTGTAATAAACTATCATAATAGTAACTAAAAGGCCGATTTAGTCAAGGAGATATATAAAATGAAATATAAAAAATGGTCTGATACGGAACTATCATATATAAAACACCATTCTGCTGATATTCCCGATAAATATATTGCTCAAAAAATGACCGAAATGGGAGGCACTACTATCACAGCAGATATGGTCCGTAGACAAAGACGAAATTTAAAAATAGTAAAAAGCAAAGGACGTCCCCGAAAATACAAGGCGAACAACCCATGA